ATGTCAACCCACCTGTATTACCAGATTGAGCTGATAGGAAATAACCGTTTGTTGGTGAATTAGATACTTTTAAATTATCTTCATCTACAATATTACTTGCTATAACTTGTGCTCCATCTGCTGTAGATGTAACTTCACCACTATGATTAGGGTGAGTATAGTTATTACTAGCAGGTAAAGCTTCAAAAGCTGGCGGTGATCCAGCTCCTGTTGATGTTAATACCTGACCATCTGTACCTGGTCCTACTGCTGTAGGATTACCGGATGCATCATATGTTATTACTTGGCCATCTGTTCCTGCTTTTAATTCAGCCAAACTAATAGCATCATTTGCCATATTAGCTTCAGCTACTGTATCATCTGCTATCTTAGCACCAGTTACAGCATCATCTGCTAAACCTGTTGTTTTTACTTGTGTTAATGCCATTAGTCTGCTGCCTCCGCTGTATTACCTGCTGCTACCCATGCTAGGTATTCTTGGTAGTCTGTGTTATCTGGGTCTTTAGGAATATAAGCAGTATCATGTTTTCTAATAATAATATCATCTCTATCCTTCCCAGCTAATCCAAATGGTGCATCTGCAGAATATTTACCTGCTAATTTATAAGTCATAGTTAAAGCTCCGCAGAGAATTTGGGTTGGTCATAATACTTAGCACTAGTATCAGTACTTGAACTAGTTATCCAAGCATTGTATTGAAGAATGGATTGAGAATTACCCCAAGTATTATAAGTACCTCCATCTGTACCAGCTGTTGTAAGTGTAGGTGTCGCTCTCATCGGTACAGGATGCCTTATAGACATCATTTTTGTTGCATTTGTATAATTAAATGCATAATAAGTTTGACTTGTTGTACCTTGCCAGTAATAACGCATACAGCGTTTCAGCTCGTCATCATACGATCTATGGGAAAAGTCAGTGGCTGTATCTCCTGCTTCTAACTTAACGCCTGTCAAATAGAAATTATTAGCAGTGTTATCTAAAACATTAACTTGCCCAGTAACTCCAAATCTTGCAGAAGAATCCCAAGCATCGGCTGTATTATGATAATCCGATCCGGTTGTCATCATAAAATAAACAGTCATACCAGCTTGTGCGTCATTATCAATAGTTATATTGCTTCCACCTGGAATTTGAATTTCTTTCTTTTCCCAAGTATTTGCACTACTAACTGAATATGTAAGTACACGATACTGACTATCACCATCGTAAGTTTCAAGAGTGATTGCATGTGTACCAGTCTTAGGTGATTTAACCCAAAAGGATAAAGTAAGATAGCTACTTGAAGATGTATAATCCCAACCACAATTAGCAAGTTCTTGTGCTTCTATTTTTTGCCATAACTGAACAGTTACACCATTAGCTCCTGCGTAAGCTGTTGTAACATCTACATGATAAGAGTAGGCAAAACCAGCTGGAGTTTCAGAAGATTGTCCAACATTAACGGCTCCTGATCCCCAGTTTCCACTGAAACCCCATCTATCAACACTTTGATAACCGTCATTACTACCATCAGATACAGCAACCATTGAGCCACTTCTTTGGGCGACTCTAAAATTTCCATTAATTATTAAATTCTTACCTGCACCCGCTGTTACATCTGCCCATGTTAAACCTCCAGTATTACCTGATTGTTTAGATAAGTATTGACCGTTAGATCCAGCATTACTAATTTTCAAATTAGCTTCATCAACTGTATCGTCAGCTATAACTGTAGCTCCATCTGCTGTAGATGTAACTTCACCAGTATGGTTAGGGTGTACATAATTATTAGCACTAGCTGCTATACCATCTAATTTAGTATGGTCAGCATTAGTGAAATCATTAGTTGTTAAACCACCATCTCCTACAGAGTAAGTGGTATTTGTATCCGTAGACACAAGGTCGATAGTACCATCACTATCTTCATATGTAGCAGTAATGTTAGTTTCAGTGTTACCTGTAAACATTGCTCCTACTATATCTTGTACTTCTTCTGCACTAAGTTGGGTGTTTGTATCTGTTGGAGTAACCCATGAGTTATCTCCTCTTAAAAATGTGGAACTAGATGCTGTACCAGTGGCTGAAAGTTCAGCAACACCAACAGCATCATCAGCTAGGTGGGCATTATCTATAGACCCATCATTATAATGTTCTGAATCTATAGAGTTATCGGCTAGTTTTGTTTCATCAATGAGATCAGCTGTTAACCCAGCAGCTTGAATTTTAGTTAATGCCATTAATTAACCTCCTTTGGCCAAAGTGTAATACCAGCTGTTCGTTTTCCATCAGCATCATAAGTACCATCAATTAATGTTTTCAACGCTGCTACATCAGCACAAGCATTAATTTCGGTTTCTCTTGTATTGCATGTTGTTCTAACTGCATCTCTATAAGTAGAAATGTCTGAAGGAATAGCAGTACCTTTTTCAGCTTTTCGAGTGACATACCAGTCATGTTTAGAAAGAAATCCACGTGCTTGTTTTTTCTGAACAGCTACCCATTGTGTTTTTAAACCTATTTCAACGATTTGATTACCATCAGCATCTTTCAATAAATTTCCATCATCATCCTTAGCATTAATATCCTCAATTTCTTTTGGCTTATCTACTCCCCAATAAAACGCTTGGTCATAAGTAGGTTCATCTGAAACCTCTGTTATCCCTATAGCTTTCTTCTCGTCAAGAGAAGTTAGTCTCAGCCAATTAGCGGGGTAATTAATTCCATTCGATGTGAAAGGTACATCAATCTTTAGTATTTTGCTGTCTAATTTAAATGCCATAATTTCATTTTACCTCGCATTAGCGTATTTAAAAGGGTTCCTAGCAATGGCTAGATAGATATAAGCAGAACCGCCTTCTGAATAATTAGTTCTGTTATGACCTTGTCGGAATTTAATTCCATTGGATACAATATCTATATCTACATCATTTAATTCATGTCCATTATTATATCCACTTGGAACTAGGTAATTACAATTTTGATTAGCTCCTCTAACGTCATCATATATAGCCCAATGTTCATTATCATTAGTATTCTTTACTAGAAAATATGCAGGTCTAAATCCTAAATGTAGAAAATGTCCATCATTAGAATCATTTCCTGTATAGGTTCCAACTTTTGAAAAACCTGGAACACTGGCCCATAGATAAGCTATATATTTATCTCCATTATTATTTACAGAAGCACCATTACTTACTGTAAATACAGAAGAAGTTGGTCGTGTATTATCCCAATAATCTTGTACATTTTCATCATCATCAGAAGAACTAATGAATAAGTTTTCGTCTGCATCTATAGTTTTATTTTGTGTAACCCATATATCATTAGCTCCATCTCGTCTTTTAATGTGCATTAATTCAGGAGCTACGCCTAAAGAATGAGAGACGGTTCTGTTTGAATTACCATCCCCTGTATAACTAACTATATCAAAACCTGCTGTTGCTGATTCTTTCCATGCCCAATAAACAAAATTATAACCACTTGAGTTAACATCGGAATCAGTTCCTATTGTAAATCCAGTAGAACTTACAGCGGTAATTCTACCGCCCTGAGTATTTTCTTGATTTTGAGATTGATAATCTAACCAAGGTGTACCAGGATCGGCACCATCATTTATACCTCTAACACTATCAGCAATAACAAAAGGTTTACTAGCTCTATTTCTAACTTTTACAACTATTTTATCAGGTTGAAAACCTACATTAAATGTTTTAGCAACGTTAGTTTCTCCTGCGTAAATACCACAATTGAAATAGTCACTAGGCTTTGCAATGGTAGGTTCAGGTAGGTTTGCTGAATTTATTTGTTTATAACCTGCTGGTTGGGTATGAGTAAAGGGTCGTTGACCAAAATTGAAATGCACATGAGCCCAATTCGCTCCAGAAGCTCCATCATTTGTTGTCATGCAAAAGGGCTGATAATTTGTAGTAGCTGCATCAGGTAGACTAGTATCAGTACCAATTGTAGTGTTATCATATTTTGCAATTAATGTTTGATTATCGACGTCTAATAGAAATGAAAGAACTTTATCAACTCCTTCATTTGTTCTTTCAGTTACAGTTGTACTGGTATATGTTTTATAAGCCCAGTTAGTAACATAAGATTTATTTGCTTCGTTATGAAGACCTTCTGCTCCATCTTGAGTAAGGTTGCTAGTAATCCCTGTATATTGTGCATAAGTTCCACCTACTACATCTACTTCCCAATACCACTTACCTGTACGTATCCCATCAGGACCAAAAACAAAATTAGCCCTTCGCATTTGATAATTACCATTTTCAACTTCTAAATTTCCATTTGTTAGAGTTCCAGCTGTACTAGAAGCTGGGTCTATTGAATTTAAAGTAGGGAAATTTAATGTAGGAGTATCTGTGAATACATCATTAGTAACACCAGCTGTAACTGAGAAATTAGAAGGAGTCCAGTTATTACCTTGTCCAGAAGAATCCTTACCTAATGTTGTTGCAGTGGTTCCTGAGTTATCAGAGAAATTTAAGTAGAAACCATTTGTACCATAATTACCACCTGTATATTCCTTGGGTATCCATTGACCTGTATCAGCATTTTCTTCTCCAAAATTACTAGCGTCTAAAGACTGACCATCAAGGAAATGAACTTCTGCTAAATAAAAATCTCCTCTTCCGCCTGCGTGACCAGCTCTTCCAAAAAAGTGTTCACTAGTAGTATTAACTTCAGTGTCGGTATTTTGACTTGGTTGGTTTTCATTATTCCAAGTATCTAAAACACCATTTACATACAATCTCATCCTATTGCTAGCAGTTGATTGAGTTGTATCCATCCGCACAACAATATGATACCAAGCTGCTGGATCTCTCAATTGTCCTGAACTTTCAGATGCCCAGTTAGCACCAGCACCTTCATAAATATAAGGTTGTATAAAACTGTCACCACTAAAATAAAGGAACCACCAATCACCACCAGATGAATTCCCTCTGCTGAATATATGACGAGTTTGATCAAGATTTCCTGTTACTTTAGCCCAAAAACTTAATGTCCAAGTTTTCCTATTACCTTCGCTGCTAGGTGTTCTTGCCAAATAAGTATCATCAGCAGAATTGAATCTTAATGAATTATCAATTTCATAGGTACTTTCAGCTCCGGAGGCACCTATTCGTGTTAAAGTATCAAACATATTAAGCCATACCTAAACTAGCCACACAATGTATCTTATCAGCAGCTGCTACAACGTAGTCTATTCTATCTACAGCGTTAGCTCCTGTTGAAAGTGTTGGTGCTGTACCACCAGCCCATAGGAATTGAGATCCCCATGATGCTGTTCTAGATCCAGTACCATCTTGTGTTAGTACAATTGTACCTGACTGACCTACTGATTCAGTTGTAGGATTACCAAATGCTATATTATGACCCATTGTGCATGAGAAGTGGTTAGATAAACTAAAGTCTATTGTTACTGAAGAGGCAGAAGTTAACGCTGTAACGATTGATTCAGAGTGTCCAAGTAGTTTTACACCACCTGTTTTCGTTTCAAACTCTTTAACATTATCATGAAATATCTCAACTGAACCATTTTTATTACAATTTATAGATTCTTCAGTCTCGTTAATTCGTAAAAAAAGACTCTCGTCTGATTTTACTTGTAAGTTTCCTGTACCTGAATTATGGATATAGCTATGGCTTCCATCGTGAAATACCTCTAAATCCGCACCATCTCCGAAAGTAGCTTTAACATTATCGTCAAACTCTAAAGCTTTATCTGACATATCCCATGTCAAATCATCGCCAGCATGGGTAGCGTTATCAAAGACAACATCCCCAGTTATGGTTCCACCTGCTAATGGAAGTTTCGTAGTATCATCTACGACAAAATCCATATCACCATTGGTATCATCATATGTTACTGTAATACCTGTTTTAGTACCACCAGTAGCTACTAAAGGACCAGCAATATCTTGAACTTCTTCAGTACTTAATTGAGTGTTAGTGTCAGTTGAAACTAAATCAATAGTACCGTCAGAATCTTCATAAGTTGCTGCGATGTTTGTTTCTGTATTACCAGTAAACATAGCACCAACAATGTCTTGTACTTCTTCAGTACTTAATTGAGTATTGGTATCTGTAGAAACTAAATCAATAGTTCCGTCACTATCTTCATAAGTAGCAGTGATATTAGTTTCAGTATTGCCAGTAAACATAGCACCGACAATATCCTGTACTTGTTCAGTACTTAGCTGAGTGTTAGTATCTGGAGGTGTACCCCATGTAGCGTCATGTTTTAAGAATTGACCTGAGCTACCAGCTGCAGGAACGTGTGCTCCATTACCTGTAGCAGCATTATGATCATATGCCCAATTAGAACTTATAGCTTCATTTGTGACACCATCTACAGGTGTATCATCTATACTTACTTGTGTATTAGTATCAGGAGGTACTTGCCAAGAACATGTACCATCTCCATCTGCTCTAAGGAATTTAGTAGCAGCTTCATTACTGTTGGTAGTAGATAATACTGCTTCACCTTCAGGAGTTCCACTACCTGCAGTAGCCCAAGACGGAGCACCACTAGCTAGTTTTAGAATTTGTCCATCAGAACCTTTAGCTAATCTGACATAATCTGTACCATTATAGTACATGATATCACCAGAAGCATCAGAACCAAGTGCAATCTTAGCACCTGTAACTGTATTATCTGCTATAGACGCAACACCTGCACCTTGTAGATAAATAGTAAAATCTGGTTCTACACTTAAGTTTGCTCCAAATATAATTTGATTACCATTAATTGCAAAACCACTAGAAGGAGCTGACGTTCCTGTATTAGGTTGTTGAATAACACCTGCTACAGAGACAATCAATGCGTTTGCAGCTGAAGGCGTTAGAGCTGTTGTCGTACCAGATGTAACTAAAGTGAATGTAGCTTGACTACCATTGAAGACTCCAACTCCACTATTATCTGCATTTCTAAGTGTTAAGTATTTAAAGTCAGTAGATGTACCACTTCTCCACCGCTTGCAGCAATGGTTACTGTATCTGTACTATCGTTGGTTGTAATAGTTACATTACTACCACCTGCTAATGTTAATGTATCTGTAGCTGCATCTGCGGCTACTGTAGTTTGACCACTTACAGCTACATTAGAGAATGCGTTTTGGTTTGCACCACCTGCATTAGCATCTACATATGCTTTAACTGATTGTTGACTCGGTACCTTAGTAGCCGAGTTAGTAGCCATATTATCTTCATCTAATAAATCAGAAGATATGGAATAGTTATTTGCAGAAGCAGCTACTCCAGCTAACTTAGTCTTTTCAGCATCGGTATATGCATTAGTATTTGATTCGGCTTCATAGGCTGCTTTAATTTCAGCACCTGTTTGATCTGCTGTAGCCGATGCTTCAATCGCATTGAGTTTAGTATGATCTGCATCTGTAAATACATTCGAATCAGA